GTATAGTTTATCATTATAATAATGTTTTTATTTTTTTAATCCGTATTTAATCCACTTATACCAAACTCTTTCGTGAATGTAGTATTGTATGGGTTTATAAATTAATTCTGTCAGTCCAAATGCTGCTCCAACTTTAATTGAACCACTTATCAACCACATTAATAAGAAACCAATTATGGTACTTAAAATACGATATGATATGGTTTTGGCAATATGTCTCTTCTTTTCTACAATCATATTAAATTTCTATTATTATAGATTATGTTATGATTAAACATAAAGGTTAAAAAATTAAATCTTTCTCCAAATATGATTGGGGAAACTCCGTGTAGTAAGGATGATTCAAAAACATAACAATTACCTATTTCTTTATTTACAATAATTCTTTCTCTGTTATAATCTACCACCAAATCACCTCCAATATATTGATTGTTTAATTGTATACCAATGGTGAATTTTCTATCTAATACATTGTCAGTATGCATCGTATATCCATCATTTATTTCATATTGATAAATCCAAGCATCTTCATTAAAATTAGTGGTTTTAACATTAAATTTTTCTTCAATAAAAGCAATTACTCTATCAAATAAAAATTCTAAATCATCATTTCTAAAAATTGTCCATTGTTTATAATTTATATCAATACGATTCTCATATCCACCATTATTTCGGTAAACACCATTGTTTCTGTAATTTATTAGATAATCACATTCATCTTTAGTAAATAAAATTCTTTGGTGTATCATTATCCTTTATTTTCATCATAGATTATATTACTATCCTCAGTATCTATATTGTAAATAATCACATCACCATTTGAGTCAATGTATTTTTTTCTAATAGCAGTTCCACTAATTTGTTCGATTTCCTTTGGTGGTTCGTGGTATATTACATCATAACCCACACCTCTACCATAGTTTACACTTTCAATGTCTGGAATTATTGATAATAAAATTTTATCCCAATTTTGTGTAAAAAATGGTTCTTTTTGTAATTCTTGTAATACTTCTTGTGCTGATTTAGGATTGTTCTCATCTTTTTGAACATCTCTGATTGCTACCCAACAATTCTTTCCTTTTTCTAATTGTTGATTGATTAACCACTCATGACCTTTATGCCACGTTTGCCACCTTCCAATAAATAATGCATATTTTTTCATAAATTATAATTTCGTATTTTCAATATACGAAAATAATTTTAATTTACCAAATATTAATAAGTTTTAATATTTTCATTTTCACTTCTTAGTCTAGATAACTCCCTAACATTACCACCTTTGGTTGATAACCAATAATTAACTGCCTTTGGATTATTTATCCATAAATTTCGTTTATTCCATGGAAATTCTGGATGCATATATTCTTCCCATTTTAAATCTGGAAGCTTTTCTTCTACATTTTCAGAAATTGGTGTAGCATCAACCACAACATTAGTAGATTTAACATTTGTATCTTCTTTTTTCTCGTTAATCTCATCTTTTTTGTTTTCGTTAATAATATCATCTCCGTAAACTTCGTAACCTTTATAGTTTTCTTCCATCAAATAGTCTAAATCATCATATAAACCCAATTTTTGGTTATGTTCTACCATTTCCCCCAAAAGTCTTCTTTGTTTTTGTTTTTTAGTTTCAATTAAACCGTTAAATGCGATAATAAGTGCTACTGCCAATGGGTCAAAGACTATTACAATCAAAAATATGAAGAATTTTACAACATTTTTCAATTCCATGCCAAATGCTTCGGCAATAAACCTAAAACCACCTACTTCTTTCTCCAAATCTAAGTTTGAGGTCTTAATTTCATTAATTTTTTCGTTATTTTTAGCATTTTCCGTTTGTAAACCCTCTATTTTTTTGTTAATTTGAGCAGTTTGTCTATCTTTTTGGTCAATTGAGCGTAAAAGACGAGAATTTACCTTACCTTTATCTAAAATTGTGTTTTGTGTTGAGGATAATTGTCCTAATTGAGTGCTAAGTTGAGTAATTTGAGCAGTATTTTGGTCAATCTTTGTCGTATAAACTAAAACTTCCCTATCTACCTGTTGCAATTTTAAGGACTGAGATTGAAACGCGTTTGAAAGATATCCAAATATACCCGCAGAGGTGATTAACATCAGTAATGCAACCGCAGAGACCAAATACCACTTATTGAATCCCTTTATTTCATCCCACATTTGTTTAAGATAGGTTGCAGCTACTAATTTTGCAAACTCCAGTGCACCGGCCATTACCATTACTGCGGTTGATGCTCCACTAAATAGGACACCTAAACCCGTTACGGAGAAAAACGCTGCACAACCGGCTATAATTAGTGCAGAAAATCCGACTAAATATTTAAGCCAATTCATTTATCTATTGATTCTGGTTAATTCGGCAACACGCTCTACTATTTTTCTTGCATCTTCCAAAGTAGTGTGAGCAACCGATGGTGTCATTGATTGTGCACCTGTAATTCCGTTTTGTAAAATCCTCAACTTTCCGTCTAAAGATTCTAATAACGTTTGTATTTTTTCGTTGTATATCATAGTAATAAATATTTATTTATAATAAAAAAGGTAGAAGTGTTTAATCTCCTACCTTTTCAATATACGAAAAATAACTGAATTAACCTAATTTTGGGGTTAATTTTTTTGGTTTGGACTCTTCTTTTCTTTCAATAGTAATTAAGAGAATACCATTTTTAATTTCAGCTTTTGCCTTTCTGCCATCGAAGTTTTTACCTACGTTAACTCTTTCTTCAATGTCTGAAATTAATTGATTGAAAGGATTTTCTTTGTCCTCTTGTGATTTTTTGGCTTTGATTTCAATCTTATCCTCAAAACAGTTGATTTCAATATCATCAGGATTGTGTCCTAATACTGATAGTGCAATTGATGCAGATTCATCTTTAATGTCTACTGCGAATTTGTTTTGAACATAAGTTGTTCTTTGTTTTGGTTGTTCGATTGGAAAAAATTCATCAAACAATTTACTGTAATCAATCATGTACATAATATAAATGTTTTTAGTTAATAATATCTTATATAGTCCAAATACTATACCAAAGGACTACTTTTGACATTTTGACATTAAATTACGTTATCTTGTCTTTCAATGATTGTCGACATATGGTCGGCCCAATGCATAATAAATTGTAACTTATAAACTAATTGTTTCTTTAAGTCGTGACCTGCTAAATACTTTTGATTATCTTCATCGTACATACCATCAGTAAGTTTGATTGCAAAATACTCTTTCTCATTATATTGAATACCATAGTGATTTAATGTAAAGAAAGTTCTATCCGTTAAAGTCATATAAGGTATCTTCTCATTACGAACAAATAGGGTTCCGTATTTCTTTTGAGACCATTCTTCCTGATTTGGTAAGTAATGTAATTCACCCTTAACTCCTAACTTTCCTAAGTCGTGATGTAGACAACTAAATATCAATTCTTCTTCGGTAAAATCTATCTCTCCACCTTGTGATACGAACAGGTCTTTCATTTTAAGAGCGTTCTTACACACATTAAAGATGTGGTCTATATACCCACCTATATATGCGTTATGATAGTGTTTTGAGCCAGATGCGGCAGATAGTGTAAGATTAACACCCAATTCTTCTTCGGAATACATATGGAGTAATTTCTCCAATCTTTCACCTTTAAAATATTTTTTGATTATTGCAATAAACTTATCGTAGTTTTGCTTTAATTCTTGTTCTGTCTTTTGTTTCATAATTTAGAGTTTAATTGTTTATAATACTCCAATATACGATAAATTTTTGACATTACCAAATCTTTTATAGTAATTTTTTAGTCAAAATTGGATTGTTTTCAAACATTAATATATAATCATCTTTTATGGTATCGTAGATATATTCAGCTATAATTTTATACCCTTTTAAATTTGGATGATAATCACCCTCATTCAATCCTATTTCATCATTCCAAATTTTTTTACTACCATATTCCCAAACTCCAATATCATTTTTTATTTCATATTCTTTTAATATATCAGATACCGAGCCAATTGGATTGATATAATAATTTGGTAATATTTTTATATCAAAATTTTTTTCATCTTTAAACATTGGATAAAATGCATTAAAATAAAAATGAACATATGGTTTTAAAAGTTTTTCAAATTTTTCATATGTTTCAATTGGTAATAAATTATCTCTATAAGGATAAGAAAACATTACTATTATAATATCCGATTGTTTTAACATATTATCTTCAATTATTTTTTTTAATTCATCTAAACTTCTATGATTGCCTCTACCACATGCTGAAAAATTTACATACGCACAATCTAATTTATTAGCTAGCCATCTTGGCCATCCATTTGCCATTCTCAATTTAGGAATAAATTCACAACCCGCAGTGGGATATGCATGTTCTTTATATCTAATATCCTCATCAACTCCATGTCCCGCTGTCCAACTATCACCAAACGTAATTAATCTCATACTATAAAATTTTAATTATACTACTTTTAAATTATAATAATGATGTATTCTTATTTTTTTTTATTGTGTAAAAAGTAACCAAACTAAACCTTACACCACTACTAACGGATGAGACTTTATGTAATAATTTATCATTCATTATTATGGTCATATTTTTTTTAGGTATTATTGACTTTTTTTCTTTGTTTTTATCAATGTAAATAAAATGTCCTCCTTCAAACCCATCATTCAAATATGTTATTAGAGTTAGAATTGATTTATCGGTATGTAATGTATCATTTTTATTAGTTTCAGTAGATACTTTATTTATCCAATTAACAGAATTATCAAAATCTATAATTTTTGTATCCTCATAAGGTAAATTTTGAATTAAATATTTTTTGGCATTGTTCAAATAATCTACTAATATATCTTGTTTTATAAATAATCTAACATAGTAATTATCATTTTCGTAATTAACATTCTTAAAATCTCTATTATCAAAATCTTCACAAATTTTTTGTAATTCTTTCTGAGTTTTACTATCTAAAATATCGTTATAAATTTTTAACACTATATTAATGTTTTATTTGTAGTATCAACAAACTCATACATATTATGAAAAACATATGGATTGGTTGCAACCTTTTTAAATTGTTTTAAAAATAATTTATGTTCCGGATGTGTATCATTACCAACATCAATTAATTTAAATTGTCCATCACTAAATGTTCCCCAGTTTGTAATTCTACCAAAAAATACTTTTGTTTTATTGTTGAATATAGAATATATTAAATTTAAAAATGTTTCCATTTCATTATAGTTTGATTGTTGGGTTACAAACGAACATTTAACACTATGTAAGGATGTTATAGTTGAAATAAAATTTAAATTTGAAATTAGATTGTCCCAATTACCTCCCAATCTTGTTACATTTTCGTAAGTTTTTGCTGTACCGGCATCAATACTAATTTCACAACTGTGAACATATTTATGTATATTTGGCATACTATTCCACATTTTTTCATCCCATAAAGTTGCATTTGTGTGTAGATGAATATATTTTAAATTTGGGTATTTTTTAGGGTTGAAATTTTTAAGATAATTTCTATATGATTTTGATGCAAACGGGTCGGCCGTACCCGAACAATATATAGTTTCTACTGAGTCTGCGAATAAAGATTCCATCTCATCTATTGTTACATTTATTTTTTCTAATTTTTCACCATTGGCCATTATTGATTCAATTCTACAAGATGGACATTTTAAATTACAACTACGGTCAAATGACATATGGACAATTTTCGGGCCAGTATTCATAATTCCATTTTGAGTAGTTACATATTGTTTAATTTCAGTAGATAATTCGGATATGTGTTTTATGGGCCCAAAGTTTTGTGTATTCAAATTTGTTAATTTTGATAAATATGGACATTGTTTTTTATCACAATTTCTATATGTACCATCCATAACAGACTTTCTTATATCGATGGATTCTTCCGAATTCCACATATCTTTCATAGGTTGATTTTTTGGTAAGTATTTTTTTAACCAACTGGCACAACATAGAAAATAAGATTCATCATGTATTTCTAATGATTCAAATGGAACCGTACAAACATATTGTTTTAAATCTATCATTATATTAATTTATTTGTCTTTTCTTCTATTCTTACTTTTTTATATGGAGAATTTATCCACTCATCGATACAATATTGATTATGTTCTATCCCACAATATTCGTTTAATCTTTTTATTGTTTCAATATCTTTATTGACAAATAAATCTTCATAATAAAATAATGGATATCCTTTATCTGAAATAGATTTTAAAACTAAAGATTCCGATTCTAAATGATTTGTTAACCCTATTATATGTTGTTCATCCATTTCATTTAAATCGTAGTATTTGGGTTTAAGCCAATGTGGTGTTATTGTTCGGTTTTTAGATAATCTAATATGATAAACTAAAGATTCGGCTTGTAATCTTTTATTTTTTCTTTCTAATACTATTATTTTATCAAAAAATGAAAAAAACCATTCCCAATACTCTTCAACATTTTTGAAAGATTCATATGGATAATTATCTCTATCTATAAATGTTTTTACTAATACATTTTTTTTATCAATTATATTGTTAATATTTTTATGTTTTTTTTCTTTATCTATATTGTTAAAATTAAATGGTTCAAAGAAAGAATGATATTTTTTACGTTCTCTATTTAAACAACAATTTATATAATTGAATATTGAG